CTTCTCCGCAAGTTGTAAAGTGTTTGACATGTTATATTTCAACATCACAGCTTCAGCTGCCATTTTGGCCATACCTTGGACGCCATTATCAAAATTATATAGATTTAAAGTTTTAACATTTTTTTCGAGTTCATCGTAAACAGCACCTGCGGACACCCCAATTGACAATGCGTTTTGTACTATCTTTTCACCTTGGGTTACTACCCCATTGGCACTATAACCTAATTTTGTAAAGGTGTCGTATGCTTTAGATGCTTGAGCAGTTGCATCCTCACCAATTCCTTTAGTAATATCACCTAATGCTAATAATTGACTATATTGTTGTTGTTGTAATAGGAAATTAGTTTTTTCAATTCCTGTAATGTTACCCCTAAGTTTTTGTAAATCAACTAATGTAAATCCTAGTTTTTGTGCAGCGTCCGCGGCACCAAGTATATTTTCCCTAACTCTATCAGCATTTGCTGCCCCACCCCCTAATTCTTTGTTAAAAGTAATTGAAATTTCTTCAAATTTATCGAAAGTTTCAACAATTGTTTTACTTATACCATCTAATTTAATACCTAAGGCATTAATAGCATCACTTAATGGTGTTATATTATCAAGTTTGTTTTGATTTAATTGACTACCTCCTGTATTATTATCTGTAGATTGTAACATAGTTTTTTTTAAATAAATAGATTCAAATTAATTTTCCTTTGGTTTACTATCCTCTATATATTTGTCAAGTAAAAATCTACGTGTACTTACTGGCATGGTCATAAAATCAGAATACGAAATTCTTAAAAACCTAGCTAAATAATAAAATTCTAAATTTTGATTTTGTCTATAATCAGAAGAAAGGGCGAAAAAACTCAACCCCAAAGAGAATATTAACAGAAATCTCTTTTCCTGACGGGGTAATAACTTGTCTTCTTAAATCCAATTTAGGTTCATTCTTATCTATATAATTTTTAATATACTTTGAATCCATGATAGGCATAGATTCAATAAATTTAGATATTAATTCTCTGTCAGTTGAGCCGTCAACCGAGACAATCATTTTATTTAATCTCAATGTTTGTTTTGGGGCGATTCTACCAGGAGGATAGGATTCAACCATTCGTTCAATTTCTTGAGTATCCCCTAAAGTGAGAGGTCTAATTTTTACACTATTTCCTGATTTTGGTAGTGTGATTTGAAATGTACCGTCTTCATCAGGTTCAGCATCAACATCTGTAGAGTATAACTCTGTTAGATATATTTCAGTTGAGAACTCTTTACTAGTATCGGGGTCAGTTGCGGTAATTTCATACGTTGGTCCGAAGGAAGTGTTTCTTAAAAAGATAAGAATCGCTTCTACATCACCATTTAATAATTCTTCAGGACGAATATCAGGTTCATATATTTTGTTTCTCAAAAGTGTCATAACAACACCTTCACGTAAAGTACCACCTGCCATCAAAATATTTTCATCTGACGCAGTTAAATAACCAATTTTTAATGTTTTCTTTTTATTCTTATAGAATTTACCTCTAGATGGTAGAGTTACCACGTCGTGAGGCAAGTTAAAATTCATTTGTCCATATTGAGCACTTTGGTCCATAGTCTTTTTTTAGATAAAATAAGTTTGAAATTTAAAAAATCAATCTTTCTTATCTTTTTTGTTGTGTCTGTTTTCAAATTCTTCTTCTGTTTCAAACACTTTACCACATTGTGGACATACATACTCGGTATTACCTGAAAAAAAAAGTTCCATACACATAAGTATATGGAACTTTAATATATAAATCAATGAAAAATTTTAGTATACTAAGATACAACGGTCGGGTCTAAGTGTTGCAGTAATTGAAGCAAGTGCGTCTGAGTTGTATGCCAAGTTATCAAAGTTTACGTTTGATAGGAATGTACCTTGGAGAATCCATTTTTCAACCACAACTCCTGTCGGGTCTAACAATTCTAAATCAACGTCTTTTTTATAACCTGCAGCATAACCCATACGACCTGTAACAGATTCTGCATGTAAACGTACCCACTCCATAAGTGCTTGGGCTGCAGACGGTCCAATTGGGTCACGGAATTTAACATTAATAGTACCCCACGTAAATCTTCCTGCTACGTAAGTAGATGTGTTTAGAAATTGGATTTCAACAGGATTAATGGTAATTGCAGGTCTCGATGTCGATTCCACAAACCATTCGTTAATTCCTAATGAAGAAGGAAATCTCAATATAAATCTATTTTGTCTTTTGGGTTCGTAAGGAACCGGCATTTTCATCAGTAAATCTGCCATTGTTTTAAGTTTTTAATTCGTTTTATTATCTATAAATAGTGTTGTTTATTTTTTTTTCTATTTACTTTCATTTATTTTAGAAATATTCTTATAATAGAATTAGTACTAGTATAATATATTAATTATCTTTTTTAACTTTTACTTTCTTACCAGTTTTAGTTGAATATATATTTAAACTTTCTTCATCACCAAAGTGTTTCTTAATAGTTTCTATATTCTTTGGGTCATCGTCAGAAAATCCAATTTCAACTGATGGTAAAAAATAATTTTTAACTTTTTTCTTTAAAAAGGCTTTTTTCCCCAACTCCTCGGATAAATCTTTTACATAACGAATAAATTCGTTTAGAGCAGTTACTTTTAATTCTTCTGGAGAAGCTGCAGAACCTTGTCCATAAGTTACCGGGTAAAATTTACATAGGTCTAAGTATTCTTTGATGACTTCCATGTCTGTAAGGTCTTCAAAATCGGCTAAATCCCTATATTTTCTTAAATTTTTCAAACACTCGTTAAAATCTATCCCTCCCTTACTAGAGATTATTAAATTAAAACAAGATTCTTTGAGTGTATTTGGGTTGTGACCTCTAGCGGTAATGATTGCAAAAATGGAACCATTATTTATACACTCCACAAAATCATTCCATGAAGGTCCAGTTTCGGCCATAAGTGAATCGATTAAAAATTTATCGTCACCCTCAATTCCAAATTCTCTAAATGGGTCTTTTGCAAATCCAACGATTACATGACCCTCATACTTAAATTCTTCTTCCCCAATTTTACTTCTATATTTAGCAAAATCGTGAGTAGACATTCCAACCTCTTCATTATCAGAATTAATTAGAATGATTTTTGTAGGCATATACATAAGATTGTCATCCCAATCAAATGCGTAGTATTTCATGTCAGGAGTACCTCCCTCCGAAATCTTTTCTGTAAGAAATCGGAGGGGTTGGGTACTGATTTTATTTTTTATTTTCATAATTAGATATTATCAAATGATGCTCCTGTTGGTGTAATCAAGAATTCGATGTCGATGAATTCTAAAGATTTGGTTGGTTTTACATAGATTTTACCAACTAACTGATTTCTGTCTAGGTCTTCAGCTGATGAAGAAACCGTTACACGGAAATCATACAAACCTCTATCTCTTCTAATCGAATCCAAGATTGGGTTGACTGCGTCTAAGAAATCTTGTCTAACCTTTTGGTCATTTTGTTCAAACAACAATCTTACTGAAACTGCAGAAATCAACTTACGTGCCTGTAATAACAATCTTCTTACATTCAATCTGTCTAATGCAGACTCTCTGATTTGTAAGGTCTTGTTACCCCAAATTACTGTTCCAACATCCGAGAATGTTGCGATAGGATTAATTCTACCTTTGTACAATGTATCTCTATCTTCTTGAGTTAATTTCTTACGTGCTTTGATTGCATTTACAAGACCACGTGTGTAACCCGCAGATGCAAACCAAGGGAATGAGATGTTATCAGTTAACGCTAAGTTTCTACAAACTTCCGCTGTTGGTGGGATGTAGATTTGAGTGTTGTTAACAGTATCACGAGTCAATACCCAAGGATAGTAAGTAGCGGTGTAGTTAGAATCGATACCTGCCTCTTCCAAACTATCTACAACATCTTGTGGGTAAAATAATTCGTCAATAGTGTAAGTAGGTGTAAACAAGTTACTATCTGGTGTTGTTAAGATGTAGATAGAATCCGCTCTATCAAACTCAACCATATCGATAGCTTCCTCAACAAGATTACTATTATTCACAAAATCAATACCTGGAGTTGCAAACACGTTAATATTTGTTGCTTCAGGGTTTTCAAAAGTTCTAATACCCATTAAGTATGCGTA